TCCCTGATCCTGCAACTAGTGAGACAAATGTGGGACTAGCGTTTGCCGGATTTAGCATTAACTCGTTGCCGGTAGTATCCACCGTAAAATTATGCTCGATGGTTATACCGTTCTCTGCCGAGACTGAACAACTAATGCCCGGCCCATCCTCAAGGTTGCGGATATTATTTACAGTTCCGCTAACGTCCAGAACCGGAGTTCCAGTTACCGCGCCGTCCTGCACTATGGTTCCGGTAACACCTAGCCCAGACAGGAATGCAGCATAGGTTATTTTGTAGTTCACGCCAGAATTGAATACCGCCATGTACGAACCAGCGGGTACAGATGTTTGCTGGATAAAATCAGATTGTTTAATGCCATATACTCTGTCAACCATCTGTGTTTATCTCCAAAGCAATTGTGCCAACACCTTCCGCAAGAATGGAATCCTCCATCTCCGGGTAAAAGTGTGAACTGATATTGAGACTGCCAACACCTTCATTACCTGATCCCATCGGAAGCGTTGAAGGGTAACGTGAGCCTGCCATCGTCTGGCCTAGCATCCGCATTGATACCATTCCCTCGCTTGCCGCTCTAGCTAAAGCCTCGGAAATCTGCACACCATAATCTGGCGCGACCTCTACGGCCATATTAGCGATAAGTCCACGAATAGCACCGTCTGGAATGGTTATTGTATCAGCGAGATCGGTAACAACTGTATAGCCAAGATTCACGCCCTTGGCCGCCAGATCGGTCATATAGTTGTTCATGGCAAACAGGAAGTCTTGGTATTCGTCGGCCTCTAATGGAGCCTCGGAAGCCTGCACCAGAATGCGCTGTAATGATGCCTTGGCAACTTGTGCTACTGTTGTCATGTTACGCCCTTACAAGTGGTGGTCGGCCTTTACGAACTGTCGGTACTGAATAATCTTGTGCAGTGGGAGCCTCGGTTTTTCGCACCCAACCTAGTTCTTCTGCTGTCTCATCGCTACCGCTATCAACTTCGATCTCAACACCACTCTGCTTGATCCAGATACTTGTACTCATATCTCATTTCCACTTTTCTGAGTAGGCTAAATATGCGTCCACCCCGATTCGCTGAAGGATCGCGTCTTTCGGTTTGGAACTAGAATTCTTGGTAGATTTCATAAAAATGACAGGGAGCCTTTCGACTCCCCGCCTAGTTTACTTCTTAAACGCCAAAACCCTGACCAGACATCATCGGGTTAAAGCAAGCATACGCCGGGAGTAAGTCGAAACGTATTTTCTGGCTGTTGCTATCGCCTGCGCTGTACTTGCTGATTCGGATGCTCATACCGTCTTCGGTAGTTGCAACAGTGTCAGTGGAATACAGTTTAGGAAGTTTAACCGAACCCATTCCGAACGCCTGTTTAGCGTAGAACAAGTTAGGCTGATACAAGGTAGCGGTAGCAGACAAGATGGTAATCACTGCACCACTGGCCGGAGCCGCAGTAACCGTATTGTACTGACCGGTAGCCTCGTAAATCGCTGGGCCTGCGACTACAAGTGTTCCCTCACCAGATGCCCCTAGAGTTACGTCAGCTGTTACTACACCAGTCCACGCTACGTTAGTGCCTGTACCGCTTACCATTGCCTGACGTGTGGAGTTGTTGAGTCGGTTTACGCTGGCAATAGTCACCAGTTCGCCAGCCTTAACAACCATGTTCGCCTGAAACGCAGTAACCGCAAGACTCTGGGTCATCGTGTCTTTAGCAGTAACATAGGTTGCATCGGGAGCCGCGCTCAGAGTACCAGCACGATCCGCGCCAGTGCTAGAAGTGAAGCTAGCCAAAGTTGTTGCGCTCAATGCTCGCAAGCCACCAAAGTTAGTGCTGATCTGGGCATTTTCCCAAGCAGTACGAATCAAGCTGTCAACTGAGTTAAGACCTGACTGCGCACTAGCCAAGGTAGCTACGGTAAAGGGATTCATTAGGTAGTAACGCTCGGTTGAAGGAGAGATACCTATTGCATCCATTGTTGCGCCTGCACCTGCTACGTCTGACCACGCATCTACTGCTGTTCCGTGTGTACCGTAACGAAGCGAACTGTTTTTAAGCATGAATGATGCGAAGTCCAGTTCCAAGTCGGTCACAATACGTCGAGCCATTGGAGCGAGAATGTCCTCAAGCTGATCGAGTTGCAGTGCTTCCTCTACGTTGCCCCATTCGGTAGCAGCAGTAAAGTAGTTCTGAACTGTACCAGTCGCCTTGCCAGCGATGATGCTGGATTTGGTAGATGCGGAAATATCACCACCAGATGTGCGGATCGTGTTGTAATCGTGTGGACGTTTAAAGTCAACAGTGCTGCCGGATGACGGATTGAACTTATCAGCCAGTAGTTGTGTGTTGACAGTTTTGGTAATTACTCGTGCAGATTCAAAAGCATCGAGGAATACCCGCGCTACTTTCCGTGTTACGTTACTATTTAGATTATTAGCCATTGCAGTTTACCTATTCAAATGTAGCCCCTTTCGGGCCGGATTGTTTGGGAGCCTTACCAGAACCACCCAGTTTCGGTAGCGGGTCTGGCGTTCTGTTTATTTTGGGCTTGAGCAAATTCAGCTTAGGTTTAATAATCGTCGCAATCCTGACCGCTGCATACGCTGGTGGCAGTGTTCGAAGTTCCTCAAGTTCTAGCAAGTTGCTGCTTAGATACTTAGTCACCAGTGGGCCTTGGTCATCGTTTAGAATGTACTGCACTAACGAATCGTCAATACCGAACTGCGCAACTATATTTCCAGCTACCTGTAGTTCCTCCGGTTTAACTCCTAACCTTGCGGCACGTTCCGCATACGTTTTTACATTCTCGATCAATGCCGCCTGCTCGTTCCTAGCTGCTTCCTGTTGGCGCACCTGTTCCTGATGTCTCAGTACATTCTGTTGCGCGTCCCATTGTGCTGCCTGAACGAGAGACTGTTCCCTGTACGCCATCCGTTGTCTGTATTCCTGATCGGTATACGCAAACGGGTCTGGTGCTTCGTGAACCATTGGTCGTGATTGCTGCGGCAGTCTAGCTTTGACTTCTTCTAGTTCACGTCTTAGCCGTTCGGATTCACGCTCAGCTTCACGCTGTTTGTAAACTTTCTTGGCTATCGTGTCGTCAAAGACCTTCTGCTGGTCTGCATCAAACTTGACCTGTTTATCGCGTGTCTCTCCGCTATCCGGTGCTGATTCGGAGCCGTCCTCGGAATCTTCTTCCTCGGTCTGGCCTTCAACGTCTTGATCCTGTGGCTCGTCGGCTTCTAAGTCGCCTTCTGGCTCAAATTTGTCGTCAGTTGGTTGCAGCTTGTCCATCGTTTTGCGCCCCTAAATAGGTAATCTGCCACGAATAAGGTCGTGTGCCTGTGTATATGATGTCACAGATTGTCACATTGCGTCAATAATTGTCAGTTTATGACAAAAATTGTCACTTTTGATTAAAATTTGTACAGGTGACTGGCGTGAGATAGCTCGGGTTAATTAACTCACTGAAATAGATAGGGACAAATTGAAGAAAAAATTGTTAGTTTCGTCCCTTGACCGGCGTGAGATAAGTCAAACCAATTAACTCACTGGATTAAACAGGGACATAATCAAAGAAAAAATTGTTAGTTTCGTCCCTTGACTATTTTGATGGTTGCTCGTCGTTGTTGATATTGCGGAGTGCTGATAGTCCTACCGTCCCACCTGCTACACCTGCCATTAGGTTTGCAGAATTTCGTTTAGTAGGGTCAAATGCTGCGTTGACTGATCGGATGTTGGCTGGATCAAATATCGCGGTTATTGTTGACGGCGCCCCTTTTGCTCTGTAATCATCGACAACATTTGTTATGGTTACCGCGTCATGTCCCTTTGCTTTTGCCGCTTCAATAGCGTCTCTTATTGTTGGATATACATTGCCCTGTGATGCGTCTTTAAACCTTCGCCCGCCCCAGTCAAAAGTTACAGGGTTTTCTGCCATAATTCTAAGCGGTAACGTTTCTGGTGTGGAATTTTGATAGTCCCACGCTCTTGAATCATCAGCATACGTGGATGCTAACCTTTTATCCGCAGAAACAAATATTGGAACATCTTCCCCTCTGCCATACGCGCCTTGTTTTGAAAATCCTGATTCTAATATTCCCCTACTATCTGGTGTTCCGTGATAAAAAGTCTGCGGCAAAAACCCCTGCTCTGCCGCCCTCTGCATTCTCGCACCCTGACTCATATCAAGCCCGCGACTAGCAGCCTCCTCTATCGCCTTGGCTGATCTAACCGCAGCAGCACCCGGAATAAACGGCAACAAACCTGCAAGCGTCATCCCATAGTTTCCCATCGTCCTCGATGCCGGATCAGTCTGGTACATCCTAGCGTCAGCCGCTAAACCTAATATATCTCCAACCACTGGGACAGGAGACATTGCAATTGATCCAGCGTTCAGCAGTTCGCCTGTAAGGTCTTGCCCACTGGTATCGGGTCTAACGTATGGCCCCTGACCGATATTAGCCCTGCGAGCGTTGCGGGCCTCCATTGGTAAGTCTCTCAGTGCGCTAGTTGCCATATTAAACTCTCCAGAATACGCCAGATAAAATCGCTATTGCTTCCAAGTCCATTAAATCCTGCATGTCCCTGCTGTGATGATTGACCTTGCCACCACCGCGCCTAATGATTATTGGTGTTGGCGGTATGATAGAACTCGGCGTAACGAAACTTATGCGGTAGCCGTTGATGCTGGCCCACGGCATAACGTAAGTAGTGGTCGGTGCTGGTGGTATCGTGTCGGGTATCGCGTACCACGTCCTAACGCCACCTAGTAACGGCCACTGCATGACATTGACAGGCGTATTCCCAACTACTGGGTTCGCCTGCCAAGTCCTAGCCCCGCCAAATAGAGGCCACTGCATTAGATGCTAGTTACAAAGCCGACCAGCGTATCTTTACATCCAGTGCCGGAGAACTTCCACATGATCCCGCCGCCGTTGGTGTCAGCAGCCGCAGCACTAAAGCTGTAAGTTCCAGATCCGACCTCGGCTATAGTCCCTGATACTGCTGCATAAGCCGCACCGTCGAGACTACGCGCACCTGTTACCGTTATCCCTGTGGCCGCAGTACCGTCTAGCAGCACCATCTCAAACGGAAAGTTAGATCGAGCAGTGTTGTTTAGGATGGTGGCCTGCTGCATATTTGTAACGCTGGTATTGACACCTGTTATCTGTGTATCCAAGTTCGCAGATGCTAGCCCCAATGCTGTGCGAGTTCCCGCTGCGTCGAGACTGCTAACCGTAGTCGGGAACGTAGCAGCAAGGAAGCCTGCTGGCTGCGTGTACGATGCCATGCGGGTATTAACGCTTGCTTGTGTAGCCAAGGTCGTAAAGCCTGAGCCTGTCCCCAAGTTGGTCGCTACCGCCGCCGCTATCTCTGTGCCTGCGTCTGCTGCAAGTCCTGCTGCTGTGATCCAGTTAGCTGGGATAGTCGGTAGGTTGGTCAGGTTAGTAGTCGTAGTTATCGTGCCGCCTGTGATGTTGCTCACACTCGCTATAGTTCCGTTAGTCACTATCACGTCGAAAGCCGCAGAAGTCAGTACAGTGCCGATATGTGGTGGCATTTGGTATGTTGCTTTGTTGCAACTGATCTGGACAGTGCCGACTGTATCTGTGTTGCCAGTAATCAGTGCAAGCGTGTAATACCCGTTGGCGATATATGTCAGTGTGGCCGCCGCAGCCATCGCTGTGAGAGTCCCACCGTTCTTGCTGATCGACAAGTCACCTATGACTAGGGACGCATATTCTGCGCCTGTAGAGTCTAGTGCCGGGCCTACAATCCTCGATGCTGCTGTACTCTGCTTAAAA